TAGAAAAGTTAGAAGAAAAACATGGTGATAAGTATGATTATAGTAAGGTTAATTATACCACTTTAAAAAATCCTGTCACTCTTACATGTCCCAAACATGGAGACTTTACAAGATTTCCCCAAAATTTATTAAAAGGTGGTGGATGTGACAAATGTTTAGATGAAATCAGAGTTAAAAAATCTCTAACAAAAGTTAAAAAACATTTTAAACATAATAATTTCGAGTTGGTAATAGATGAAAGCAAGTTCAAGGGATTCAATAATGAGATATTTTTAACATGTTCAAAGCATGGAGAATTTGTAAGATTTCTTGATATGAATATTTTTGTTTTAAATCATCCGTGTTTAAAATGTGGGATGAAGATATCAAAATTGGAACAACGAGTGTCCGAAACGTTGGACGATCTTGGAATATCACACATCCAACACACTAGATATAAAGATGATAACGGTAAAATATACGAAATTGATATATTAACCCCTGATTTGAGTATAGGGTTTGAGATTAACGGACTTAGATATCATGGAGAAGTTATGGGTAAGGATTCTGACTATCATAGGTGGAAAACCGAAGAATGTTATAAACGAGGTATAAAATTGACACACATTTATGAAAATGAGATTATAGGATCAGACCACTTCAAACACAAAATTTTCAGAGAATTGGGATTGAGAACCCAAGCAAATGACTCGTGTGTATTTGAATATGTTGGAGATGATTCCATAAATGATTTTATAATCAATAATCACCCATTGGGGTTGATGAAAAATTGTATTAATATGGTTTGTTGTAATGATGGAGATATATATGGTTGTATATCGTTTAAAGATAACACTGTATTAAGAGTAGCCAATAAACACGATGTTGATATGTCTAAAGTGTTTCAATCTATGATAAGACAGTATATGAATGATCATGAATTAAATACAATAGTAAGTAATGTGTTATTTGATTGGGATGATCTTACACTATTTGAAGAATCAGGATTTATCGTCAAAGATACCATCGAACCAGTTTGTTGGAAATTTATCAACGCGAAACATGATAAGATTTACACCCACGATGAAGAATTATTGGCTGATAATGTTGATAAATTTTGGGATACTGGTGGATATTTGATGGAATTTTTGATTTAAAACATAAATAAGAACATGGCATTAAAACTAAAGCTGATGTACAATGATCCCACCAACTTCGATGGATTGGAAATTGTCGAAGAACAGACTAATCGTGGAAGTGGTAGTAATCTATATGTGCAGGGGGTTTACCTTGGTTCGGAGATTAATAAGAACGGGAGAATCTATCCAGAGCATGAGCTTGATCGTGAAATTAATCGGTATCTGAATGAGATGGTTGTAACTAAACGATCACTTGGGGAATTAAATCATTCCAATACCAGTGAGGTAAATCCAGAGCGTGCATGTCACCTTGTTACTGAACTCAGGAAAGATGGTAAGGCATGGGTTGGGAAATCAAAGATTCTCTCTGGAGAAGGCATGATATGTGGAAATATTGTTCGCGGACTCATCAATAATGGAGTTTCCCTCGGTATGAGTACTAGATCGCTTGGATCGTTGCGTGAAGCGTCTGGTCATAAGGTTGTGGAAAACATGCATTTGGTTGCAATCGACTGTGTTGCCGATCCATCATATCCAACAGCTTTTGTTGACGGTATTCTTGAAAGTAAAAGTTGGACTATTACCGAAAACGGTGATTACGAACAAATCTACGAGGACTTTGGCAAAGCTCTAAAAACACTTCCAAAACACGATGTTGATAATTATCTTCGCGCACAGATCATAAAGTTTATCCAACAAATCTAAATAATACTATGGGCAAAACATATAAAGATTTGAAGAAACAGGGTAAGCACGTTTTCGATGGACCGGAAGTGAAACAGCGCAAGAATTTTGCCCCCGCAACCAAAACGGAAAAGCCGAAGAAGGGCAAAGGATCGTATAATCGCGGGAACGCTTTTGATGAGGATGAGGAATCCGGTGATGATAAGAGAACCAAACGTATTAAACAGGCTGAATCCATGGGTTACAAGAAATTACCACAACATGATGCGGTTTGGACACATAAAGGTATGAAAATTTATGGAGTTAATAATCTCCCACCATTGAAAGATGAAAAAAATGATGAGGATGAGGAAAAAGCCTGTTGGAAAGGTTACGAAAAGAAAGGCACCAAGAAAAAGGGTGGAAAGACTGTCAACAATTGTGTGAAGGAATCAACCGATCTCTCCAAATTCATTGAGGCTATCATGACCAATGATCATGCCCAAGCTCATAAACAACTCAAGGATGCTGTGAATTTCAAAATCCAACAGAGAATTGCTCAAGAAATCGACAATCCTTTGTTCTGATTTTCAAAAAATTCATACCCGATCTCTAAATAATAATATGAAGAAAAAAAGCACGAACCTTTTCTCGGAAGACATCCAAAAAAGTCTGGGACTCAGCGATGAATCCATCAAGGCAATTCAGGAATCCCTTGAATCCAAGATTGATCTGGCCGTTGAAGCTGCCCTTTTGGAACAGGATGAAGTATATGCCTCCAAACTCAAGACCCTGATGACATCCGTTGATAAGGATCGCACGGTCAAGATGAAAAAGATCATGGAAGCTTTTGATAGAGATAAGACCGCAAAGCTGGTCAAGGTTATCAAAAAGTATGAGCGCGAACAGAACGGCGATCTTCTCAAGTTCAAAAAACAACTTACGGAATCCGTTAGTGCTTTCCTTGACGAGTTCATTGATGAATCCATTCCAACCAAAGATATCAAGGAAGCTGTCAAGAACAAGACAGCCATGAATGTTCTGGAAAATCTCAAAAAGGTCTTTGCAATCGATCTTGCTGTCATGAAGGAATCCGTATCTGGGGCAATCGTGGAAGGTAAGAGTGAAATCGACAAGCTCCGCAATAAGAATGCTGAACTTGAAAAGAACGTTCGCTTCCTCACCGAATCCAAGAACAAGTCGGAAGTCAAACTTTTCCTTGAAGGCAGAACTTCCAAGTATCCTGAAACCAAAAAGAATTTTGTGAAGAAGGCTTTGGGAGACAAGTCCCTGCAATTCATTCAGGATAACTTTGATTACACCGTTCGCCTCTTTGAAAAACAAGAGAAAAAGCAACTGGAAACCATCAAGGAAGAAGCTGTTCAAAACCGCAAGCACAAGCCCGATTTCGTAAAAGAACAAAAAATTGTTACTGAAAAGGTAAATAATAATACGGATGAAGAATCTGATCCTTATCTGGATGTTTTGAAACAACAAACATTCCGTAGGTAAAAAATTTCCAACCCGCACTATGAGGAAGCAATTCCTGAACAATGTGAATAGAAAGTCAAATATATGAATAATCTACCATCTACTGATATCCAAGGCTCCAAGATGCAACAAGCAGTTGCCAAGTGGCGTAAGGTTCTCGATTATAGCTCGGACTCGATCCCAGCTATTCGGAACGAACACGTTTACAAGACCACTGCAATGCTCCTTGAGAACCAAGAACAGTGGTGCTACCAAGAATCGAATACTGCTGCCTCCGGTGGTGTGTTCGGTGCAACGACTTCCATTGGCAACGGTATCGCTAACAGCGACTCCTATGCTACTGGTGATGCTCGTCTGCCAAAGATTCTGATTCCTATGATTCGACGCACTTTCCCTGAATTGATTTCCAATGAGATCGTAGGCGTTCAGCCTATGGGTGGTCCTGTTGGTCTTGCTTTCGCTCTTCGTTACGCCTATCAAGGTGATACTCTGAGCGATAGTAGCATCGACGGCAAGACCTCTGGAGGTGGAACTGGTTCTAGCTTCGGTAATCAGCTTAAAGCTGCTTACGATGGTAGTACTGGTCTTCCAGACACCGAACTTGGTTATCAACTTCTGGACACACGTTTCACTGGCACATCTGCTGGATTCCTTTCGGGTAACACCGAACACTGGACATTCGCAGATCAAGACCGTGGTATTGCTGAACTTTTGAGCAACTACGAATTGACGGGTAAAATCCCTCAAATCGAACTCAAGTTTGAAAAGACCGCTGTTGAGGCCGGAACACGTAGATTAGCTACCCGCTGGTCGGTTGAGTTGGAACAAGACATCAAAAACATG